TGGCACAGAGGTTTTATCTCACCGGAGAAAACCCGACATCCTATTCTTCCGGTGATTATTCCCAAAGTGGAGCAGCCGATCAGCTCTCTCTCTCAAAGGAATTGACGGCTAAAGCGTGGGAGGTCCTAAACGATTTGGGATCTGGCGGAGTCACTATTGTACCGAACGCTGACGATCCGTATCTGGAGTTTCGATGACGCAAATCTTACCGGCAAAAGTAATCCCGCATACCGCAACCCTGCGAGGGAAACGGCAGAACTTCACGCTTGCTTATGATGCCGGTACTGCCGTGTTTCACGCGGGCGCAACGCTTACGGGCGCAACCAGCCACGCAACCGCCATTATCGTGAGCACGGGTAGTATAGCATCCGGCAGTTTACAGGTGCACACGATCACCGGGACTTTCCTGAACGATGAAGTGATCTCTGATAACGGCACGGTGCCTGGGGCGGCAGTTGTTAACGGTGTTATCGCGGAGGCGTTCGATGCCAACGAGCAACTGGTATTCACTGATATCGACAGCACGATCGCGTGCCGGTTCTACAGCCAGAAAGACGCGGTGCAGCAATCGGGCCAGACGCTCTACATTGTCACTACTCAGCGGGTAATGATCCCCGCAACGTCCACCCCTGCGAACGGTGATCAGATTATTACCACAGCATCAGGATACGCTGGCACGTACAAGCTGGGCAACGTTGAACCGGCTCCAAGCATGACTGGGAGCCCGCATCATTGGACTTGCGACATTGCAAAGGCGGGTGCTTGAACTGACAGCCGACGAAATCATATTCACCAAGGAGGAATACAAAACCGTTCTTGATACGGCAGCGGATGTAAGGGACATCAAAAAGGATCTGGCAACGTTCCTGAAAGAACAGACGGAGATATGCGGGAGGCTCACAACCATTGAGGACCAGCACAAGAAAGAGGCAGCAGTGGGAGGATTCGTTGCAATTGCGACATCCAGGGCTAGCGGCATTGTTCTTTTCCTGTTCGCCGCCGCGCTCTCTGGGTTGGATCTCTACACGAGATTTAGGGGTAACTGATGGGTCTTGAGGGGCTGGATCAGGTAATCACCAACATCGCCAACAAGGTTGTTGAGGTTAAGCGCCGGGGTCAACCCGGGCTTAAACTCGCAGGGCAGGCGATGGCAAACGACATCAAAGCCCTCGCTCCTTTAGGCAAAGATCCAAAAACAGGCCCGCACGGAACTTATCGACGTTCTATCCATGTCGAACCATCAGATAATATGGGGCACCCTGTTGTCTACGTTGGCACCGATCTCCCGCAAGCACGACGTTTGGAGTATGGATTCAACAACATGACCGATTCGTTGGGCCGGACATATCACCAGCTCCCGCAGCCGCATTTCAGACCCGTGATCGACACAGAGATGCCAAAGTATGTCGCTATCATCAACGGGGAACTTGCCTCTAGTTTCGGGGAGTTTGATAAGGATCTCGGAATGTTGGTCGCATCAGCGATAAGAAGTGAGGATATGTCGAAATGAAAGACGTATTGCAGGGAGTGATCCGGAGGCTGAAGGCCGATGCCGCCATTGTGGCATTCGGATCTCCCGCCATTGGAACCCGCATTTATCGCACCATCCCAATTACTCCTCAGCACCCGTTTATCGCGTGCGCCCGGATCGATGGCCCCCCATCACCGAGCGAATCCAGCGAGACCGGAACGTGGGGAACCGCCCGTATCCAGTGCACCACGTTCACCATCCCGACATCCCCGGGCGATGCAGACTCCTTTGAACTCAGCGAATTGATCGCAAACTGCCTCTCAACGCAACGGGACGGGGGCATTCAAAACGATTACCTTGATCCGGGATCCCCAAAGGATCTGATCTTTGTATCGGAAATTGAGGATTTGGGGCCTATCCCCGATAACAGCGATGCAGCCACGACCGGAGAGTACCGGGATAATCGGGACTTCATCGTACACTATCTGGAGTGATTGAAACCATGAGCATGAAAGCACAACTGGCAAAGGGCTTAAGGCTGCTTTGCAATGGGGCGGTAGCGTCAGAAAACACGGCGCTCACCGCACCAGCGGAGACCACCGCACCAGTAACAGCAACTGATCAGGAAGACGACATCGTAGTATCGATGCCCGGTGAAGCGAGTGTCGGGGATGTGACCTTATCTGTGAATTTCATCAACGACACGCAGCAACAGGCGTTCAAGACGATGAAACGGGATAAGACAACTGGCCTGTTCCAGATCGTTTGGCCGTCAACGTTCAAGCCAACGCCGTTCTTCACTCAGGAGTTTACCGGGTGGATCAAGTCGATTACTCCGGCAACACCTATGAACGGTCTGGCAACGTGGGCCGTTGTGATTACGCCCGTAGATCTCCCGACCGAACCGTCAGGGGCATTCACCACGCTCACCACTCCGTTTATCACGGTTGCTGATGAGGACGGGCACGCGATCACGCTCACGCCAACCGCAGCGGCGGATAAGTACACCTATACCGGCACTGCATTCACGACCAGCGCCTCGATCCTTGTAACGCCAACGAGCAGCACAGCCGGCACGATCTACGTGAACGGTACCATTGTTGCATCCGGTGCGGCATCCGATGCAATCACCCTGGACGCGAACCGTGGCGACATCACCACCATCTTTGTGGTGCTGGAAAAGGCGAACTGCAAGACCTGCGTGATTCGGCTGAGGATCAAGATGGGTATCGCTGCATACGTGGCGTGAGGTGTTCAGTGGTGCTTTCCAGCGTCCCGATCACTCTTGGAGAGGAGACCTATGATCTCCTTTTTACCGACCGCGATATGTACGATATCGAAGTGGCGTTCCAGCGCGACGGGATCCCTCCGTTCGTTGAACTCATGAAGGTACCGCCCGGCCAATCGTTGTCACGTCTGAACGTCTTAACAACTGTGCTGATGTACGGGCTCAAGGTCCCCGGGAAGTTCGGCCCCAACGGAGAACCGATACGGGCAATCCCATCGACACGGGCCGGTCAGGATCAGGTACTCTCCATAATCCGCGCTGAAGTGAAAGACAAACCGCTTGATTACACCTCAGTTATGTTGGTGTACCCGGTTGTCAAATCACTTGCATTAGGCAAATGGTACAACATCGCCCAAATGCTTGAACTCGCAGAGGAAAAGGCCCATGCTTCCGTGCCTGAGGGGGATAGCGCCCCAAAAAACTCGGAAGCCGATGGCTCGAATACATTGAGCCAGTAGCGTACGGACTATGTGCACTCTCCCCTATCGCATTGCAATTTATGACGCCGCGGGATGTTCTGGCGATGATTGCAGCGAAGCGGGAAGCACAACGCGAGGACCGGCGATACTCAGATATGTTGCAAGCCCGACAGACGGCGAATATCGGGAATTTGTTATACGGTACGGAGAAAGAGCCGTTCCCAGTGAAGCCGGATCAGTGCACGGCCTTCAATTGGGATCGGGTTCCGGATCAACCGGTAGCGGAGTCTGAAGATGACGATGAGATCGATCAGGAGTTACTGATGCAGCAAAGCATGATAATGCGGGGAATGATCCGACGCAAAGGAGGGAACGATGGGAGTAACTGATCAAGTCGTTGGTAATCTCTGGGTGGTTCTGAATCTTGAAACCGGTGGGCTGGATTCAGGTGTCACAAAGGCACAGGCTACGCTTAAATCGTTCGGGGTTGAGGTTGACAAAGATACCCTGAGCATGATTAAGATGGGGGCACAGATGGCCGCAACAGCCGGAGCTGCTGCCCTCGTCATCAATGAAATGAATAAAGCAGCGCAGGCGGCTGCCCGGTATGGGGATGAGTTGCACGATCTCTCTCTCACAACATTAATGACAGAACGATCATTACAGCGGCTCCAATACGCCACCAACGCAACCGGCGGGGATTTTAACGCACTCGCAGGATCAATAACATTCCTCGGTAAAAACTTAGAGAATGCGAAGGATCCGACAAGTAGCCAAGCAGAGGCCCTAAAACGGCTCGGAATAAACGCGGTTGGCGCTCATGGCAGCATCAAGGATATGGATACGCTGCTCCCAAAAATCATTGATAAATTGCATAATATGCGGGACAGCACAGAGCGTGCACACCTGATGATGCAGCTCTTCGGGAAGAATACCGGAGAGGTCGCCAAGCTTGTCGAACTTGGATCGGCCGGTGTGGCAGCGTATGGAGATGAGGCGGAGAGATTAGGGTTGCTTCTCTCACCCGAACAGCTCGCGCAACAACAGGCATTTAACGACGCATGGGCTGAGATGAACACTCAAATTAATTTGCTTTACATTCAACTCGGCACCGCGTTCATTCCGGTTATGCAAGAAGTAACGGCAGTTTTCGGGGAGTGGTTGCCAGCAATATCGGCAGCGGCGGCGGCCCTTAGTGATCTTATCAATCTCCTTGTCGCTGCATACGAATATAAAAAATTACTCAGTATTGATACTTATGCGGAGGCACTCACTACCGGATCACTCGAACCTATCACCAGTGCAGCGTCGGCAGGAGATGCTGCGATGGCCCGCGTCGGAACAAACTCAAATTCCATCGTGTCCTCTGTAAAATCCACGCTCTCGCCGAGCAAACAATTATATTATTCCCGCCACCCGGATAAAGCACAGGCCGCCGGGATTCCCGGGTATGCAGAGGGAGGTCTGATCACAAAACCCACGCTCGCCACATTCGCCGAGAACGAACCCGAATACGCGATCCCCATGTCGAAAATGGGGAGCATTGGAGGGAAGACGATCGTCATTAGTCCCACGTACCAGATCAAAACCGCGATCGATATGGCACAAACCCGTAAGATCCTAAAGGCCAATAACCGCGATATTGCCAACAAATTCAATATGCTGGGGGCCTGACCGTGGACGTAAAATTTACTTCGAGCCGGGGGATTGTCTGGGACGATTCGCTGTATGTCAGAGCACAAGCGTACCGGACCAAGAACACCACGTTTGGCAAAGCACCATCACGCCCCCTTTCAGTGACGGCCGCCGGTGCCGATGGCGATAACTATTACGGGGGAACCATTGGTCCGCGTGAAGACATGCTCATTGAATATGTCCTACGGGGGGCGACCAGATCCGACGTTGACGATTTTGTTGAAACGCTCAAGTCCGCATTCAACCCTTACGACGGGGTGGGAACGCTGCTTGTCACGCTGGATAACGGCAATGTGCGGGCAATCCCATGTACTATTACCGATGAGCCGGAAGCACTCACAGGAGAGGGGCGCGGTGTCACTCATCAGGTCGTGCAAATCCCGCTCAAAGCGTGGGAACCGTTCTGGCTGGATCCTGCGCTCAAAACGTATTCGCTGGCATCGTTTACCGGTGGAATGACATTACCGATCATCTGCCCGATGGACTTCGGGACCACCAACCCCTCTATTACCGTCGTCAACAATGGCAACGTTCCATCGCCGTGCGTTGTGACATTCACCGGAGCGATCACCAATCCCCGCGTCGATATCTATAATGCGAAGTACCCCTCAGGCGCTTACCTCAAGATGCTTATGGATCTCGGAGCCGGTGAATACGTCCGTGTCGATACCGCTCAAGGATATCACACGGTGCGACACATCGCAGGGACCACGGATACCAATGCATACCAGTACTGGGATCCGGCGGGAGAGTTTTTCATGATCGCGCCGGGCAGCAACACGATATCGCTCACTCAATCAACCACGATCGGAGCAACCGCTGCATGTTCTGTCGAATTTTGGGAGCGGCACATAGGGGTGTAATATGGAGTTTGACGGACAGGCATTCGGACAAGTGGCATTTGATCGGTCGGAAGATGCCGTAGCCGATCCGCTTTATCTCCCTCATTTCGTTCCTCCGCCGGTTGAGTACTACCCGCTCACCGTATATGATTCCACTCTTACTCCCGTATGCGAGGTCACCGATTACGTATCGGGGCAATGGATAAGGCGCTGGAGAACTGCGGGGGAATTCTCGTTTGATATCCCGATGGACTCGGACAGCATGGACAACATCGACGAAAACACCTGGATCTCATTGTATCGCGGGGGTGTTGCCAGGATCGGGCGGGTTCAGCGTATGAGCATCGATATATCGACAGGGGCCGATGAGGAGCCGTTATGGACTATTGCCGGCAACGATGCGAAGGGACTGCTGATGGACAATCAGGTACTGGCCGGGATCTCTGCAGGTACTGGGTACGATACAGTAACAGATACCCCCGCTGAAACAGCCTGCCGGCATTATATTGATGTGAACTGCATCACCCCGTTGAATCCAGCGGGCACGAGTGACACGGCCCGTAAGATCTCAATCCTTGAACTGGAAGCCGATGGAGGACTTGGAGGAAATGTCACCTATTCGGCACGGCTTGAAGCGAACGTTCACGATCTCATAGAGACGTTGCTGCTTGCATCCCCCAATTCTTTAGGGTACGAAATGCTGTTCATCCGCGATCTTGATACACCAGCGGATAGCAGGATCCGACCACACTTCAAGGTTGGCGTTGACCGGTCCACCACGATCGGGTTTTCTGACGGATCGGGCAACATCTCAGATATGCAGTATTCGTACGACGATACGAGTTTTAGAAACGTTGCGTACGTTGGCGATAGTGGGGAGGATGCTGCCAGGACATTCACAAAAGTTTTTGCCGGAACCGAGCCGGTATGGCCGAACCGGAAAGAGACCTACGTTGACGGCAACGATTGCACCGACGCCACCGAACTGATCCAGGCTGGGACCGTGGAGCTGGCGAACCTCTCAAGCGATGAAACCGCAGAGTTCGGCACCGTCAGAAACAATATGTTCGGGTACATGACAAAGAACGCCGCCGGTGCATGGGATCTCGGAGATAAGGTGACGGTTATCTATTCAGGTGTGATCTCGGCAGTTGCCCCAATTATTGAAGTACAGGAGAATTACGGGATTGAGGGTATCGGGGAAAGTATCGTCCCGGTTATCGGCGGAAAGTCTACAGGAGACACAGCGAAGATCATGAGGCAGATCGCAAAGAGAGCAAGCATCAGGAGCAGAGTATGACGGCAACAGACGAATTTTATTCAGGGACAGCAACCGATCCGAGGACGTATCACGGTGCCGATTGGGCACGGTGGTTCCGGTCACAGTTCACAAGCGGAGTGGTGTACAACTATCTCGATGATCTCGCGGCATCGCAATACGGCACCGGTGATATGAAGGTGAACGTTGCGACCGGCTCGGTTTGGGCGTACGGATACAACGCTCTGATCGATGCCGTGGAGGTTGCCACAATTACGGCAAACACGTCCGGGAATCCCCGCATTGACCGCGTGGTGGCCCGGAACACGATCGCATCGGGCATCACTATCCATGTAATCGCCGGAACTCCGGGGGCGGTGCCAGTTGCCCCGGATCTCGTGACCGATGGTGTCACTTATTACGATGTGCCTATCGCGTGGGTTGAGGTTGCCAACGGGGCATCGCAAATTCTTACAGCCAACATCCACGACGAGCGGATATATTCAACCCTGAAAAATATTGATTTTGCCTCTATCTTAATTGACGGAAACTTGGATGCCGGCGGGAATAAGATCACTGAGTTAGGAGATGGGATCGGAGTGCAGGACCTTATCAATAAAGGGCAGTGCGATGACGGGGCGAACTTTGCAGATGTTCCGCAGGGATCGGTCGTTGTATTCGGCACGACAACAGTACCGGCGGGATTCCTGCTTTGTGACGGGGCCTCATACGTACGTGCCGATTACCCGGCTCTATTCTCAGCTATCGGTGTTTTACATGGCTCTGCCGATTCGACGCATTTCAATGTGCCAAATATGACGGGGAGGATCCCAGTGGGGCACGATCCGCTCGATGCTGATTTTGCTACGGTCGGGTTGACCGGCGGTGCAACAACGGTAACGGTGACGGAGGCAAATTTACCGCCGCACGTGCACACTGGGATAAAAACGGCGATAACTTTGGTCTATCGCGGCGGAATCAAAACCTCAATTACAGCCGATCCTGTGAACGGCACGACCGGATCAACCGGCGGAGGGGGGGCTCACGCAAACATGGGGCCCGCAATAGCGATAGCATATGGGATTAAGGTGTGATCATGGCAGAAGAAAGCGGGTTTTTCGGTGATGCAACAGATATAAGATATTACACTCAAATTGCAATGCACCGGTTCATGATGGACTATCGCCGTAATGGGTACGTGAGCGGCGTCGGATCGGCTCTTGCGGTGGTCCAGCACAGCACCGGAGACATGAGCGTCGATGTCGGGTCGGGGGAGTGCTGGATACAAGGATGCCACCATGCAGACGATGCCGCTGTCAATCTTGAGATTGCAGCCGCTCACGCAACGCTTGGTAGAATCGATCGCATAGTGATGCGGAATACTATTGTAGGGACACGGAAGATCGAGCCCGTAGTTATTACCGGTGTTGCCGCAAGTTCTCCGGTTGCACCTGATTATACGCGGAATACAGAGGTTCACGATCTCATCATCGCAGACATTACCGTTGGTGCTGGAGTTACGCAAATTCTCACGGCCAACATCACAGATCGGAGGGCAAATACAACGTACTGTGGTATTGCAGCACCGCACTATTCAAGGATGTCTGATATGTGCCTGGTCGATGCCCCGGACATGAACTCATACAGGATCACCGGATCGGCAGATCCTTCGTCTGGAACCGATGGAGCGACTGTTGCACACCGGACGAGCGTTGCCTATAACGTCCCTACCGGAGTACCGATCTGGTACGCTGGAGCCACGGTTCCAGACGGGTATCTGGAATGTAACGGTCAATCAGTACTTAGGGCCACATACCCCTATCTTTTTGCTGCGATTGGCGTGACATTTGGATCTATCGATTCCTTGCATTTTACCCTACCCGATGGACGCGGCAGAACCATCATAGGGTATGATTCCACACAAACCGAATTTGACGGGATCGGTAAGAC